ACCCCTCCACACTTAAGCAAGAATCAACTGAATTCAAACGGTTTTTCTGATAACAGTTTAAACGCTACACAAAGATCATCATCATGGCAAACGGTGATTTTGTATTGTCTGGATTAACTACTGCACTCACTTTAGTCAACCATCTCCTTACTGTATCTGCTGAAAACTTTAAGTCAGCAGCTCGTTCTAATGCAAAATATTTTGCATATGATGGTTTTAATGCTAGTGAAATACTCACAGCATTTATAACCATATTCTCAGGTAACACCGATTCAGACGATGCTCTTCAAGATCTATGTGACATTGTTAACATTGGATTAACAAGAGGAAACATTCATGAAAACCAGCTTAAGAAGACATCAAAGAGAGGCAGAGAGAGAATTGAAGAGCTATCTAAAAAGTACAACATCAAAATTAGAAAAACAAAGAATGAAAAACTTGTGCTCTCAAACTCTACTCTCACTTTCACTAGGTCGATTTCTGTCTTTCCTTATGTTGCTTCACAACTATTGTCAACTGGCTCATGTGTATTAGAACAAAATAATTGTGAGTTCGGATCCGATGAATTGCCATCAGCCTTCAAACATTCAGGATTTGCAAGTTTAATCCCTACTGGAAACAATTATTGTACAGTCTTGTTTCAATGTCATATAGCTTATATGATTAGTTTTGGGAAGAAAATTGATCCTGCAAATAAAGATGATGTAATTACTTGGTATAATAAGCAAAAACAATATTCAATTGCTGCATGGAATAACATGAGTCTTTATGACAATGATTACAGAAAAACTGCCTTCAAAAACTTAGGACTAGATTCTCATGAGAAATATGGCATTGTATATATGAAGGTTGTTAATAAGCTAAGGAAGGCCATAAATGAAGAAGAAGTGCAGTTGTCAGACTTGGCAGCTTTTATAAAAGATGGAAGCATTGAACAGGTTTGATTTGGATTGTTTCTTGTTTTTGTTTTGTTCAACTTCTTTTCTTTCCTTCTTCTTTTGAACTACTATCCCTTTGATTCTCATATGAATGTGAGATAAGTAGGCAGCCATTTGGTCCAAGGGAAATTTGCATATAAATAAAAAACAAAAAACCAAAAAAACCGAAAAACAACCATTAAGCACTTTTTGCTTTTGAGCTTAATGGCAAAAAGAGCAGTGATGAGAAATCATTCACTGACAACCAAAATTCGGGTAATGCCGGCACAAAGATCCAAAGCTAACGAACCTTGCTCTGGATACAAACAGACGTTAATCATACTACTTTTACTGTAGTTTGATTGACAAAGTTTGTTATACACCAAGTAAGGTGGAGGGGGT